GTCGCACCATGGCTAGGCGGGCGGGCGACACTCTGTGGTAATTCTCACCTACTACCGCGCGTGCATGGTGGGGTGTTAGATTGCGGCGGCCGTCCTAGTGGTCGCATTGGTCTGGAGCCCGGCCCTGGGGTCCCCAGCGACCGAGGAGGCTTGAGCCATGAGATCGCACCACATCACGGCCGCCCTCGTGGGCGCATTCGCTACCGTCTCCGCTTTGGATGTCGCGTCGGCCGTGGACGCCCAAACGGCCGCCGTGGTCCTGGCCGGCGCACCGCCCACTGATGCCCCGCCAACGGTCCGCCACCTTATCTCGCAATGGAATGCCGAAAACAGCGTCTGTGTGGGCCCCACCAGTTTGGATCTGAGCCCGGCGGACGAAGCGCGGGTGCAAGCGCTGTGCGATCACCGCGACCAAGCGCAGACTAAGCTACAGGCGCTGGGGTGGTGCCACGAAGGCACTGACCGCGCGGAAGCTGCTTGGCTCCCCTGCGAGCAAGAGACGTGGGGGCCACCGGCGCAACCCATCCCGGAAGTCGGTCCGAGAAACTACCGGCTCACCCCCGATTTGTGGCAACCGCCCGCCGCCGCCCCTACCGCGGCGAAGTACCTCATTCAAGAATGGCTCCTAGAAAACGAAGACTGCCGCGGCGGTGATATGAACACGGTCCACGCGCAAGCGGCGTGCTGGCTCCGCGACCGCACCGAAGGGCGCATTGCAAAGCTCGGGTGGTGCTGGGGCGAAGGCCCTATTCCCTCTGAGGCGGATGCGCGCTGGCTCCCATGCAAGCGGAGCGCCCAGCCATAGCCTCTTGGACCTCCCTGGCCAGGGTGAAGCGCCTAGGCCGAGTTACTCATCACCTGAACGTTGACGATGACTTCGGTCAGGCGTCAGATATGGCAGCGCAGCTGACGCTATTCAGGCGCATGCCACGGGGACTCGCCCGGACGCCCCTCGCGTGTGAACACCATCGGTCCGACGATGTTTTCCGAAAACTCCCAGCGACGCGACGACCAGTTGAGCAGCTGCGAAAGGGCGTCGACCTGGTCGTCGTAGCGACTGTGCGGGAAGCCCCTGAGCTCCCGTTCGAACTCGGCGAGCCAGTCAGCGTCCTTCGGGAGTACGAGTTCCCGCGCCTCAATACGGGCCGACGCGCCGGACATCCGCGTGATCTTATCGCCGTCCGGCCGTCGCGGGATCGGTTGAGGAACGCCGGTCGGGTGTTCATGCCTGAGGTGCTGGATCAACTGCGTGCCGCTGGCGGCGTCCTCGATGAGAATTGCGGTTGCGGTGTGAAGCCGGGCCAACTGAACAGCGAGTTTAGCGAGCTTCGGGAACGTGAGGCGCTCGCGCCGGATGTCGAGGATGTAAACCGAGCGCCTGCGGAGGAGGGCGGTGATGCACACCGTCCAGTCGTTGAAAACACCGTCCTTTGACGCGCAGTCCCAGGACTGAACGATTTCGTCGCCGCCTCGGCGTTCTGGGGCATGCTCGTAGCGCACCAGCCAAGCCGGGTCGATCATATTGCCGCCGGGCGGGATGGGCGACTGTTGATATTGCGCTTCGAATGCCGCCGATCCCATGGCGGCCCTTAGACCGTCGAGCACGGCGCGGGTCTCGCGGCTGGGATGCAGGAGGTCGCCAGTCCGCCGTTCGTAAAATCGACCTGGCGCGACCTGTATGTTCTCGTCCTCTACCGCGATCGCCGGCAGGCAGAGATGATCCCATCCGCCCGCCTCAAGCAAATGGCCGGCGAGGTCCTCCTCGTGGAGTCTTTGCATGACCAGAATAATCGCGCCCTGGGCCTTGTCGTTTAGGCGAGACGCAAGCGTGCCGCCGAACCACTCGATCGCGGATTTGCGGGTGACCTCCGATGTCGCTTCGTCGGGTTTGATTGGATCGTCGATGATGATGATGTCGCCACCGCGGCCGGTCAGCGTGCCGCCGACCGATGTGGAGAACCGGCCACCCTGCGCGGTGGTTTGGAAATCGTGTTCGGCGTTACGGTCCCGCGAGAGGATCGTCCCGGGAAATGCGCTGCGGTACCAGCTCGATTGCATGATCAGCCGGCAGTCGCGGGCGTGCTTCAACGCAAGTTCGCCCGAATAACTGCAGCACACAAACCGGAGGCTTGGATCATGGCCAAGCCGCCACGCGACCCAGGCAACCGAGATCGTGATGGATTTTAGCGAGCGCGGGGGGATTGTAATGATGAGCCGTGTCGACTCCTTCGCCGTCACGCGGTGCAGCTGGTAGTCGATGGCGCCGAGGTGCCAATTGTCGTGATACACATCGCCTGGGGCGACGGTATGAAAGGCCTTCTGCAGGAAGGCGCGAAAGTCCTGGCGAACCAGGGCGTCGAGCAGCGCCTGGTCACCCATCGCTGCCATCGCCGTCCGGGAATCGCTTCCGCGCGAGCGCGGCGGCGATCACGGCGTCATCGTCGACCGATAGGGCTTTTCCCTGAGCGTCCCCGTCATCGCCGATCCCGAAGAGTTGGAGCACCAGATCGATCAGTTTCGCGATGGCGGCTGTCTCGCCCTTGGCGGCCTTGGTCGTCAGCGCCTTGACAACCAGTTGCTGCTTGGAGAGCTGGCGGACCTTGCCGTTTTCGGTCACGCGGACAGTCTCCCGCAACTCGTCGCGAAGATCGTCCCTCAGGCTGCGCGACCCGTTGCGCTTGCCTGATGGATTGCCGGACTGACCTGGTTTGAACCGGGAGTGGCGAGGGGGCTTTTTGTAGCCAATGGGCTCATCCGGCTCGTCAGTCATGACGCTCGACCTCCACATTGATGCCGCGCGCCTCATCGACCTCATCGAAGGTCTGGCCGGTCTCCGCCAGGACCGCGGGGGACTTCGAAAACGCTGCCCAGCGGCGGCAGATGACATCGACGTAGAGGGGATCCAGCTCCAACAAGCGCGCCTTTCGGCCCGTTTTTTCCGCCGCTATCAGCGTCGTGCCGGAGCCGCCAAAAGGGTCGAGGACGACGTCGCCGCGTCGAGAGACATCGCGGATCGCGTCGGCGACCATCGCGACCGGCTTGACTGTGGGATGCATCGCCAACTCGTCATCGCGGCCGGCGCGGAAGGTGTTCACGCCCGGGTAGGACCATACGTTGGTGCGATAGCGACCGGTCTCGCCAAGACCGAACGTGTTGAGGTGTGGCGCCGTGCCCTTCTTGAAGACGAAGATCAGTTCGTGCTGGGAGCGGTAAAACGTGCCCATACCCCCGTTGGTCTTGGCCCAGACGATGAGATTCTTCAGCTCCGCATAGACCGCGTTTCCGGCCGCGAGCAGTTCGGATATGTGCCGCCAATCCATGCAGATGAAGTGGATCGATCCGTCCAGGCTCACAGCGGCCATGGCGGCTAGCGCCTGAGTCAGAAACACGATGAAGTCCGCGGGATTCATTTCGCCGGACGCCATGACGAACTCGCGTAGGGGCGACTTGCGCTTACCGACGGACATTGCCGACCACGCGAACGTTGTAGGGCGGATCCGTGAAAACCATTCGCGCGTGCTCACCCGGCATGAGCACGCCGTAGGCGCCCGCGTCGCGTGCGTCGCCGCAGGCGAGACGGTGCTTGCCGAGTATCCAGACATCACCCGGACGGGTCACTGGCGGACCTATGGGCTCCAGTACCCGGTCAGCTTCGGGATCAATCCCGGTGGAGACGTCGACCCCCAGAAGTTCATCCAAATCGACACCGTCGAAGCCCGTTAGCTCCAGCTCGAAGTCCAAATCCAGCGCTGCGAGGCCCTGAAGTTCGCCGGCAAGAACCTTCCGGTCCCAGTCGGCGAGCTGCGCAAGCCTGTTATCGGCGATGATGTAAGCGCGTCGCTCTGCGTCCGTCAGGTGTCCGATGACGATGGTCGGCACGGCCGTCATGCCAAGCGCCCTTGCGGCTTCCACCCGCCCGTGTCCGGCGATGATCTCCCCGTTAGGGGCGATCAGCGCGGGCGCGATAAATTCGAAACGGGTGATTGACGAGCCGAGCAGGGCCAGCTGTTTATTGGGATGTTTCCGCGCGTTGTGGGCGTAGGGGGCGAGGGACTCGATAGGCCGCCACTCTACCTTGAGCTGGCGTTCGACGCGGAAAGCAGGTTGGTCGGGCATGATTTGCTCCAGGTCGGAATCGACCTGGGCCCAGCCTCCGCGCGGTGTGCGCGGCGGCCAATCAAATCAATTGTTCCTTGGCCTACGCAGCGCGACTTCGATTTCGGCCGCCGACATAGCGAGCTAGGATCGTGCTCACGGACTGCGGTGGAAGCTTTGGATCCACCTGCTCGATGAAAGCCATGACGAGCACACCAGCTTCCGAACGCGGTTCCCCGTCGTAACGCGTGTGGCGGGCGGCTGAGTGTTTCGCGAGGTGGCCCGTCAGCTGTTCGAAAAGGTTCAGCAGTCTCACGACGGTGACGTTCAGGGTTCGATCGGATGGGCGACCTGGCCTCGGATCAATGGCGGCCACGCAGGCCTCCGCGAGAATATCTGCACGATCAAGGATCGCGGTGTAGTCGCCAAATGCGCTTGCATCACCGGTCCGCCTCGCCAATTCGCTTGCTAGGCGCCAGTGGGCGATATCGTCCATCGACCTCACGTAGAGCTCCAGGCGCCTTCGGTGTCGGGTGCGCTCCGCATTCGTTCCCGCAAGCGTTAGCGCGGTCGCTGTTCGCCCGATCGATCGAAGAGCGGCGTTGGCTTGGGCGCGTGTCGGTGTTTCCGCCTCCTGAGACCGCGATCGACTGTGGTCGGTGGCGATGTGCTCCAATTGCTCTCGAATGGCGACGCC